GGGCGACGAGTAATACGCATTCGCATACGTAGCCGTGTGGTACGCATTCGTGCAAGAAGCACCCGCAATCGTGCCATAGTACGAGTAACCACCAGCACCGCGGACACGAAGACCAGACTGGTCTTTGGCATTGGTATAGAAGTAGTCGGCAAAATAGGTTGACGCACTTCCGCCCACTTCGGTAGGCATACAGCACAAACCGTTGTACGACTTCTTCTTTATATAGCCCTCAGTCTGCGGGCACTCTGCCACCTTGACCATTCCGTCAACGGTAGTAGGATCGTAACCGGCATAAAGCGACGGAGCAACGAACACCTCAGACTTCACGCCCGCCTCCTGTGAGAGGATAAGGCCACGCACCCAACGGAGCAAATGTCCGAAACCGGCATTTACCAAACCAAAGAACACAGGCACCTTAGCCGCATAATGAACTGTGCCATCAGCTGCGGGAACATCATAGTTCACAATGCCGACACCATCACCCATTTCAAGACCTACATTTGTAGGGATTATTGGATAATAACCATTATAACCCTCCCAACCAGCAATAGCGGTTACTCCTGAACCAAAACCGCCCTGATAGAGGCCGTTTTCGTCAAGCTCTGCGTTAAATGCCGCCTGCGAGTTGCGGGTACCCATAATAATCTCAAAGAGGTACTCAACAACAGCACGGGCTACAAACCAATTGGACTCCCAACCCTCACCACGCTTGCGGGCGTATGCGCCGAAGTTAGTTGTGCCGATTGCTGTTGCCGGCATTCCAAGCATTGTTAGTTGTGGAGTATCTGCGGGAATTTCCTTGTAGGTGTCTGCACTCATTGCCTTGCCGTTACCACCACGATACTGCTCTGCGTCGCTGATAACAGAACAAAGCATCGTGTTTGTTCTATCCATTACGGCAGCGTCCATCCAACTGATACCGCCCGCTGGAACATATACGGACTTTTTGCCCTCAATGGGTGCAAAGGTTACAGCCATTACTGTATTGTTGCCCTCTTTCCAGGTCGTGAAATAGTGGGCGTTCCAACACCACATACATTGTCCCATACTGCCGTCAAGAGCTGCGGGACTTCCGTCCTCAAAGCGGGTACTATCCACAGGATCCAACTTGCGACGCTGACGGTCATCGGTTACAAGGTAACGACCAAGGCCCAACTTTTTAGGCAGGTCACGTAATGCCTGCAAACTGCCGTAATAACCGGCTGCTGTCGGGGTGCTGTTGTCCTCGTTCCAATAACGGCCGGCAATGGGATTGCTGGCAACCTCTACGGCTGCGCCAAGCTCCATCTTGCGGGTTTCGCCCGTCTCGTCCATTACTTCAATCTGCATCTGACCGACTGCACCTTGTGCGTCGTCCAGCTCGTTGATACGCTTGCCGTTCTCAAAAGCGGCCAACATCTCAATCACTTTGTTTTCTTGTGCTTCTGTTAAAGCCATAGCAAAAATATTTTTAAGTTAAACGAATATTACCGTCAGCATCGAGGCGGAAAGCACTGCCTGCCATACGCAAAGCGGGGTTTTCAACCTTTATGCTTATTGTCTCATATAGTTCTGTGCCTGCGGTAGGGATTACGTGGACCCTGCTCACACCTGCACGCTTTGCCACAATCGCACCCGACGGCTCAACATCGCAGGCTATGCCATCGGAAAGGTAGAGCACATTCTGGCGTACATAGTCCGGCTTTACCACTGCCGAAATATATTGAATTGTGCCGTTGCCAAGCGTTACCTTTGCGGGGTATGACACACGCAAGGCTGTCGGAACATTGGCAGCAGCGACTTCCGCAAGTGCAGTAACCTCTGCGAGTTTTGCCCGTTCCTGTTCCGCACTCTGAGCAGCAGCTTCCGCATCGGCTGTGGCTCTTTGGGCATTAGCGGTTGCGTTCTGGCAGTTCTTTGTAGCCGTGTTCGCTGCCGCCGTTGCGTTTTTACTCTCCTTTGTAGCTGTTTCCGCCTCTGTTGCTGCCTTGTTGGCTTTGTCTGCCGCTTCGGTTGCCGGGCGTTTAAGTTCTACTATCTGGGCCGGTGTGAAGTCCTCAAACCTGAACGGATCGCCTTTGAGTGCAGCCAACTGCTCAGGGGTAAAGTCTGCGTATGTGAAAGCATAACCGCGTGTGTAGGCTGCGATGGTGTCGCACTCCACAACTCCGTCGCTGTCGCTTTTCCACTGCCACAGTTGTATATTCAGGCATTCGGGATAAAACACATTCTGCCTGCCGTCCTCAAACAATGAATTGTCAAGTGTCAGGCGCAGTTCGTGTTTGAGTTCCCCCTCTCCGAGATTATGATCCTTGAACATAACAAGCAAGGCGTTGCCATCAGCTATGCAGTTGTTATACACACCACCGACACGCGAAGCTTCATACACTCGCCCCGCCTTTACCCAATAACGCAGCACAAAGTCCACATCGGGCAGTGAAACGGTTTCACCCTGTGCATCGCGGAAACTCTCACGCAGCACAAAGTCCGATTTGTAGTTTATATGCCTTACCGCTTCCATTATGTCAGTCTTATATTGCCGTTTCCGTCAAGTCTTATGCTGTCGCCAGCCATACGCATACGAGGTGGCACCACTGCAATAAGTAGCTGCTTGTATAGTGAAGTGTTGCCTGTGGCCACCACATTAACCCTGCTGACGCCAACAGCAAGAGGAGTAATCTTGCCGTCAGGGGTAATTTCAAGGGCTTTATTGTCGCTGATAAACAGAACGCCGCCAAGCCCGAATTTAGGCAGGATATGTGCCTCAATCTGGGGCTGTGCTAAATTAGTAAGGGTTATTTCCGTCGGGGATTTTACGGCAAGCTGTATGGGCTTGTATAAGTTCTGCGAACTCAACACCCCGACAAGTTCCTCGACAAGGGCACGGGTAGCCTCTGCCTTTTGGGCTGCGACCTCTGCACTCTGTCGGGCTGCATCAGCACCGGCGAGGCGGTTGTCTATGTCCGCTGTTATCTCGCCCACATTGGTATCAAGGAACAGGGCAAGGGCATCACGCACATTGCCGCACATTTCTATCAAGTCGAAAAACAGACTGCCCACCTGTTCGGCGGTTACGCTTTTCGCCATAACGGCATCGCGTATGGTCTTTGCTCTCTCTTGTAGTCCTGCGGTATCTATTGCCGCAACTTTGTTTTCTGTCAATTCCATTATGCAAATACAATATCAAAGGGATTATCAAATATTCGGGTAAGTGACAGGTCACTGGTGGGCACGTATTCCTCACCGGCCTGCAATTTTTTGAGAATTTGCTGAGTCTTCTCTGTTTCAATGGTGTCGCCCCATATCTCACTCCACTGCGGACGTGGTCTTTCGTCAATATGTAGGGTTGCATCGTTAGTTTCGTTCAGCAACACATTCATTTCCTTGCTCTCTATTTCCGTTGCCGGGAACAGCCCACGCAAGGCATAAGCCTTTTGAATGTTGGCATTGACTGTATCGCTATGCTCCCACAGCAGTACCGTACCGTCAGCAAGGCGGTCGGTTATGCTTATATTGTTGCGTTCTGCCAAAGCAAAAACGCCCTCTACACCGCCCAGGCTCTGAACAGCTATGTCAAGCAAACTCTGTCTGTCTTTTACTGTTACTTCCATTATTCTACTGTTACGGTGTTGTTGTCGGTTATACTTATCTTGCGGACCTCTACGCCACAGGCTTTTATCATTTTCTTTGCACGGGTCGCCCACATTACATCCCTTTCACCACCAAGTTGCAGACGAGTTTCCGCACCTATCAACGGCAGTTCCTTGAACTCGCCACGATTGGCAAGCAATATGCTTTCGACAACCTGCACATCGCTTTCAACGATTGAAGCCGTTTTGTCCTCTACAAGCAGGTCGCCTGTTGCACTGTCTGTTATAAGTCCTTTCATTGCTTCACTTTTTCGTTTTCCATATTCTTAAAGCTGATACTTGCAGAAGCCATTGCCCCGTCAAACGCCGCAGCTCCGGCAGGACCACTCGCAGCAGTGGAAACCCCTACTGCCTTAATCCCTGAACTTGTGGCACTCTTTAAGGTCTCAACATAAGTTTTCAACTGGTTTAGGTTATCTTCAAGTTCTGCAATCTTCACCAAGCCACGCAAACTGCCACCATTGAACACCACACCGTCCTTTGTAAGTTCTGCACTGGTTTCCTGGTCCACATCGATACGCACCCGTTCCTCGTCGATTAGCACACGGCTGGTCTTGTCACTGACTACTATCTCAATGCTTTCAATGTCATCTGTCATCAGCACAATGCCGGCACTGCCGTCGGCCACGAAACCAACCACAACATAACTGCCGACACGAGGATATACAACAACGCCGAACTTGCTCTCCTGATTGGCTTGCAAGTTCACGCCAAGCAAAGGAGCTCCCTCATCAAGCGGGGTGCAGTCCACAGTACGGGCTTCCTTATCCACTTCGTCAACAGTGCATATAAGGCTGACAGTCTGCCTGCCTCCCTGTGCCATTCGTCTTATTGCCTCTGCTATATTGTTCATTATTCTGCTATCCTGGCACCGAGTGTTATTTCCTGACGGAACCCACTTGTGCCGTATTTGATTACATTCTTTTTCACTTGATAGACGCCTTTTTTCTCGCCGTCTATCTTTATGCCTATGGCGGTAAGCTTATCGACAAGTTTTGCCCCGAATGTGGTAAAACTGCCTTTCAAACCGTCGCGTTTCAGGCGTTTTATTTCCTGCTCCGCCCACGCTTTAAGTTCGCTTTCCGTCTTGTTGTAGGTGTGCAGCGTGCGGTGTTCCCCGTCTGCATCGCCCACCTCAACCTTGATTTTCTTGTTGTTCGGCATCAAGGAAATTGCCTTGACACGCAAACGGATATTTTCAGCCTGCTGCTGTTCGAGGCTCTGGTCGCTGATAATATTCACACCGGTAGCAAACACCTGTGTCGGGCTGTCCTCTTTTTCAAACAGGACACCGCAATACAACACCGGCTGTTCGTTCTCATAGCGAAAGAAACTGCGGATACCGTTCTCGTGGAGATGGCCCAGCAACGAAGCAACAGTGTCGGCAGTCACACGGTACTGCCCCAAACTCTGCTCACCCATTATATTGAGCTGGTAACTTATGCCCTGGTCTTTGAGCAAGGTTTCAATGGTTACGCTTTTATAGGCTTTCTTGACTGCCGGCAACTGTTTAAGTTTGAACATTTCATCCTCGCACATAAGCACAACAGGGGTTTTGAAACCTACATCGCGAACATAGCCAGAGAACGCCAACTGAAAATCGTCATCATATCCAAGCCACACCTTGACAGCATCACCACGACGCACAGGTATTTCGGCAGCTCCGTCCCATTTTATGCGTTTGGGCAGGGTGATTTTACAGGTGTCGGTAAGCTGCTCTGTGTCGAGGGTTATTTCCACCTCTGTAACCTTGTCAAGCTTCCAACTTTTTGAGCCTGTTATCTCTATTTTTGCCGTTAGTCTATACATCGGTTAAATGCTGTTTAATGGGTTGTTAAACGCTGTTTAATAGTCGGTGCTGTAAATATTGTATTCCTCATCGCTGACTGCCGAAATGCTTACGCTTTGGTAGTTGCTGGCGGTGTCCTGCGATACGGAAAAGGACTTTACAACAATACTGTTTATATCGAACACATCAAGAAATTCGCTGTGCACGCTTAAAGCCTCGTTGTCATCAAGGAACGCACGCAGCTCACGCAAGCCGTCGGCAGGGTACTCGTCCACTATGGCACCATCGCGGACCGCAGCAACACCCACAACAATATTGAGGCTATAATCACCGTCGTTTATATACTCCTTGACCGTTCCGTTCATTTCTACCATTTGGGTAGTTACAATATTCTTTGAACGGCTGATCGCCACAATGGCGTCATTCATCACAAGGCGTTCACCTTTGGAGTTCTCAAAGGTCAGCTCGCAAAGTGCATAACGGCCCTCCCAAAAACTTTTGTCGGTTATGGGGCTTGTAAGGTCGCGAGGGCTGATGCCGTTTTCGCGTCCGTCCCACGATGGGCTTTGCCCTGTGCGTGTGGGTTTGAAACGATACAGGGCACCTTTTGCCTGTATGGCCGCACCGGCGGCGATAAACATAAAACTTACCGGGGATAACATTACATAGCCAAGTTTACATCGTTCAACGCTGACAGCAGGGCTTCGCTTACCATATCCTTGACACGCGAAATGTCACCCTGCAAATTGGTGGTGTGTATCTCAAAGCGTTCAACAAGCTTCTCAATATTCACCGTTACATTCTTCACCTTGTCGCTGGTAGAAGCTGGTGCAGTTCCGACTGTTCCAAGTGTGCCGGCTGTCGGGTCTGGGGTTACAGGAGTTTCCGGGATCTCCACCTGCGGAATACCGGCAAGTACATCATCCTCCTTTTCTTTTTTCTCCTGCTCCTCTTTTGACGCTGCCATTTCGGCATTATAAGCATCGTTAAATGCCTTGCCTACCTGACTGCCATAGTCGGCAAAACCGCCTTTCATTTTATTTAGGGCAGCCTTTATCCCGTCACCGTCAAGAGAAAAAGCAGCCTTAATAAGGTCTCCAATACCGCCAAACACCTGTTTTGCCATATCACCAATACCCGTAAATACAGCCTTGAATGAAGCCCATAAGCCTTTGAGAACTGCACGGAATTTTGCAGAGGTGTTCCAGAAGTATGCACCTATGGCAATAAGTGCCGCAATAGCAGCCGCAATCCAACCAATAATCGGTATATTCATTATTGCCACACTGACCGCACGACACGCAGTTGTTGCAGCCAACTTAAATGCTCCGAAAGCGCCGGATGCAACAGTTGCAAATGTCGCAGAGGTTGCACCACCTGTTACAAGAGACAGCACAAATGCACCTAAGGCTTTCAATCCTTGCATTATTCCTACTGTTGCAAAACGGACAACAGCCAAAGTTGCACGGGTTATGTTGATAAGGAAACCATTGGAAGCAAACTGCCCCGTTATTAGTTCCCTGTTCATCATAAGCATCTGTATTCGGCTCGCATACAAAAAGCCTTTAATGCTTGACCACATTGACGCCCATTGCAAACCTTTTATCCAGGACATCATTTTACCCATAGCCATCAACAACGGGGTTATTTGAGCAAGTGGAGTGAGTATTCCCATTGCTGCACCGACCCAAATACCAAAGTCCCCTGTCATTTGGAAAAGGGATATTTTGAAGTCCTCTATCTTTTGGTTTATGCGAGCCTGGCGTTCCGCATAGCTATCCATTACAATAGCTGCCTGCTCCTCCGCCGATGCTGTTCCGGTGATTGCCGTTGTCAGTCGGCCCAGCTCATCACTGCCCTGCACCAATGCACGAGCTGCGTTCGCATTCTCCATACCGAAAAGTTTAGAGAACAGCGCAGCATCATTAAGCACTGGTTTAAGCATATCTAAACGGTCTTTAAGGCTCAAGCTGGTATCTGCAAGTTTAAGCACATCGATACCGGCAGCAGCAAGTTCCTCCTGTGTCTGTTTCGGTAAGAAACGACCTTGACCAAGTATTGCAAGAGTGTTACGCAATGCAACACCGCCCTCACTGCCCTTTTTACCCGCTTTATCCAAAACCTGAATAGCGGCATTGGTCTCCTCGAAGCTTACATTTGCAGCCTTTGCAGCCATACCGCACTGTTCCAAAGCAACCTTGATGGCTGGGAGCTCTGCACTTCCCTCCTGTCCGGCAGCAGCCATCACATTCATCATTTCAGCCATTTTCCTGCTGGCTTCCATTGGGTCATCAAGACTTACCCCGTACTGGTTCATAGCGGTTGTTAAAACTTCCGCAGCAGCGACTCCGTCATTACCCATAAGTTTGCTTGTTACCTGAATGCTGTTACCCATAGCCTGCAATGCTTCGGGAAATTTTCCAAGTTCCGGAGATAATTGCGAAAGCAAAAGTTTGTAACCCTCTACGGCAACACCGGCATCGGTACCGAATGCTTTTGCACTCTCACGAGCATACCCCTCAATCTTTTTAAGGTCTTCGCCTACCACACCGGCAACAGCACTGAGGTCGTGCATCTGGCTGTCAAGGGTTATTCCACTTGCGTTAAATGTTTTTACTGCACTGTCAATCTGTTCAAAAGCATTACGCGCCAAATCAACAACTGCAAGTGTAGAAGACAGTTTACCAACCCAATTATTGGCAGACTCAACCTTAGCGGAAAAATCGCCTGTTGCCTCCGTCATACCGTTAATTATGGCCGTATAATTGCCTCCTACATTAAAAATATAATCGAACAGTTGCATATTCTGAGATTTATTTGTTAATTTTGTAGCGCATAATAGTTTGCTATATGATAGATTTCTTTTTGCAAATAATAGTTTGGGGTGTATGTGCAGCGGTCGCGTTGGGCATAATCGGTCTTTTTGTTATGATGTTCCAAATTATTCTATCTGCTTTCACTGGCAAACAGCCAAAAGGGAACTCTTCAACAATGCCATGGTGGGTGTGGTGGTCTTCTTACCGCAATCATTGACCCTTTTCTGAACTGAACATTTTAGCCAACATTTCATTTAGGTTTTTCAACCTCCATTTTTCCAACCACAAGGCTTGCGCATAATTTACTGCCCAATCCTCATAATCGCCAATGGTAGGGTCAATCCCTAAATTAGCCCGTATTAAGGCACAACCTTTTTCAAACCCGTCTTCGTTGTCACTGTCTGAAAGTTGGTGTGCCTCTACAAGTTTTTTAGGCTTGAACGGCAACTATTAAGCATTGTGCCCAACTGTTTTGTTGCCTCCAAGAAAAGGACTGCATCAGTACGCATTGCAGGACTACCGCCCAGCCAACAGTTATCAAACATAACTTCGGAACTTTTCAGTTCGTCAGTCTTTGCCATCTTTGTAACAGCAGACATTGTTTCAAGTCGGGGGCGGTGGAAATAGCCCACGTGTAAGTCGCCATCATCGACAACATCAATACGTACTACCTTGCCGTGCTTGCCTTTCCAAGCCTTGATTTGCTCCTCTGTAATTCCACCGTCAAAAGTTTCACCTGTTCTTACTTCCTGTTCGTTTGTCTTGTTTTCCATATTGCTTTTTTATTATGTCCTCCCGATGCCATAAAGCACCGGGAAGACGGGTTGTTACTTATTCCATTCGATATGCGAGGTTACAAGTTCGAGTTCTACCTCTTGACCTGTGTCGCCCTCTTTCCACTTACGGCTGTTCGCCTTAAATTGACAGTTGCGGATTTTATCCACTGTTACAATACCGCTATCGGGTATATAGGTAACTGTAATGTCAAAGGGTGCAATATCCTGCAATCTTCCGTTAGGGGCCTGTCGTTGCAAAGCTTCGACCTCCTCCTGATAGAGGGTGATTTTTGCAGATGGGGTTATTCGCCCCTTTGCACGCCCTACGGGGTGGCGACCTGCACCGTACTTGTTCACTACATCCTGATCGTCGCCATACTCAATGCCTGTAATACCTGTAACAGGTACACCGCTAATGGCTGCAACAATATCAGCCCAAGAGTATAGCATACCATTCACCAAAGGAATGCCGTTATTGATAATACTTGCCATTGTTATACTGATTTAGCAAAACCGATTCTTACTTTGATTTTACGCATTACACCAACAGCAACCTGCTTGATAACGATTTCTACCTCACTGGTGCTTAACACATCCTGTTCGGGATCGATCTCTACCTTATAGCCGCTCAGTTCGCCTGCTTTCTCCATATCTTCAAGGGCTTTGTTGGCCGTTGTTTCAAGGTGGGCAACACTGAACGCCTGCATCTTGCCTGTGCTTGCGTCTATATACACATTACCGCCAAGTTCTGGGGTCAAATAGGTACGAACACCACGCACCGCCTTATCCATTGTACGCACACTCTCAATCATTGCGTAGTCGCTGGTGGCAGCGTCCATCGTGTGGCTGTCGTTCACATAACTGCCCGACTGTCCGATTTGAGTAACCAGGAACATATAACGGGCTGCGTCTAACTGCTCAACGAGAGCACTGTCAAGGCTACGATAAAGAGTTCCGTCACCAAAAGCCGGCAAAGTTATGCCTGTGGGGAAGTTCTTAATCCAGCTTATAGACTGGTGCACCTTTGCAGCGGACAACAGACCAAGCATTACACCCAAACACGAAACAGTTGATTTGAGAGTCTTGTTTGCCTCAGCAGTGTAGAGCTCTGCACCTGTTCCACTACCGGCTTGACCGATAACGACACTTACACGGCACTGGTTGGCACCGGCTACATCAGTAGGCAAGGTTCCTACCTTGTCAATCTTTGGGGCGTACAGAACTGACAGCGGGGCATTCACGAGGTCGAGGGCGTCAGCCACTCCCTGAATAGCCACAACATCATCAGCAGCGAAAGCTTTGTCACCACACCAAACACCTATCTGGCGAATGCGACCGCCGGAATAGTTCTGCACGGTCTTAATCTCTACAAAGGTATAGGTGTCAGGCTTCGTAAACACGCCCAGATAAAGCGATATGGCGGGGTTGATACGGAAGATCTCCGAAAGCTGATAGTGCAGCACCTTGACCGCCCAGCTTTCCGCATCGGCAGTAATACCCAATGCTTCGGCTCTGTCAATAGTTGAAACAGCCTGCACGCGTTCCTGCTTGAAACCTGCGGGAATTTCCGCAGAGGTCATATACGCAATAAGACCTGTAACGTGGTCCTCACCTGCAAGACTTTTAGGGACATTGCCGTTTTCTCTTATGATTTCTAATTTGTGCATTGTCGTTACTTCTTAACGGTTAGAATACTCCTGTTTTTGAGGTTGGCTGCATAGTTCTTTGCATCGGTCTCATTGCGGAACACAGTACCGTCGGAAGCGACAAATGCCTGTGCAAGTCCGTGCTCCTTGATGGCAGCCTTACCTACCTTTTCCAGCACACTGCCACCGTCTTTTTTCTCGGTTGCAGTCTTCTCGGTTTTCTTTTCACTTTCTGCTGCGGGGACAACCTCAGCAGGGGTTTCATCTTTCTTTGCCATTATTTCAAGAATTTAATTAGTTTATATGTTGCCCAAAGGGCGATAATTAGCACCGGGATTAGCAGTATATACATTATGCGCTGTTTGAGAATATCCCACCACGAGGCTTTTTCTTCAACCTCTACGGTAGTGGCGGTTTCTTCAACACTCTTGTCGATCGTTTCCTCTTTCAGTTCAGTTTCACTTTGCACCTGGCACTGTCTGTTTTCCTGTTTCTTTTCCTCACGCTTCGTTTCCTGACTGACGATTGTTTTAACAGGAGGCAGCCCCGTGCTGTCGTTGACCGGTTTGTCCGTATCAAAAAGTATTATGGTGGTTTGCTTTTCTTCCAGACTGCTTAACAGGCGTTCTGCGTGTTCCTCTATTGCGAGGCGTGCCAAACTGTCAATTTCCGTCTGGATATCCTTATTTATCACGCTGTCCGTCTCGACTCGACTCAACTGCTTCTGCGATGAGCAGCTCACGAGAAACAGGGCACTTGTCAGCCATAGGGCAAGAGGGAATTTTTTCCACCGCTTTACTGAATTTGTTGACATCTCTACGCAATGATTGTATTTCGGTTTTGAGTGGTTTAACAATATTCTCCATCAGTATCTGACTTGCTTCACGCACATTGTCCAGCTCACTCTTTTTTACCGCAGATAGTTTTTCTTCCATCTCGGCACGCAGTTTGCCGATCTCAATGTCGTATTTCTGCCGCAGTATCTTACTGTTTACCCAAGCACCCAGCGGGGCGGATATGGCTGCGACAATCGCTGACACTATTATGGTTGTTATCTCTCCACTCATTCATATTTTACTGTTTTATACCGATGCTTTCAAGCCACTGCGGAACATCAAACGAGGGGCAGGCTTTCGCCGCAAGCTGATAGTGGCCTACAATCTTAACCGTAGGGTGCTTGCGGTGAAATTCCAGCACATAGCGTTTCATTGCCTCACGCTGCGCAGGTGTTCGAGTGTCCTCTGCTATCTTTACATTGTCGGCATCAACACCGCCGGCGTAAACAATGTGCCTGCTTATGCTGTTGTAACCTGCTGCTCCGTTTGTTATTTCCCAAGGATCCACATTGGCGTCTTCGTTATTGGCGACCAAGCGTTCCACTGTTCCGTCAAGATGGAAAAGGTCTGTGTAGCCGACTTGTTTCCAACCACGACCCACAGGGGGTGCTGAGGTGTGCCACCGCTTAATGTCGGCGGCACTTACCTCACGCCCCTCAGGGGTGGCTGTGCAATGGATAACAAGATATTTCAGTTTCTTTGCCATCGGTTAGTTGCTGTTAGGCGTTCAATGCACTTACGATTGCACCGACGCTGTTCTCTGCTTTCAAAGGCAAGCAAATGCCCCACTTGCGGAAGTTCACGAGGTTGCGGTGGTACAAAGTATCCTTTGAAGCTTCGCTGTGGTAGAACTGCACAGAGCCGTTGGCTTTCATCATTCGGCCATTATAGTAGAAGACCGAAGCCTGGCGGTCAGTTGCAGAAGCAGGAACTGCACCCCACGCAAGTTTAGACTTGCCAGAAACCTTGTAATAAGGTGTGCTGTCATACTCGTAAATATCGAAACCGTACAAGCGTGCAATCTTACCCTCCGTCTGGTTAATGTTGTAATGCTCTTTGAACTTCTGCTCGGTAGCAAGCAAGTCGTTTACGTGTTCGCTGCAAAGCACAAGGATACGGTCCTTTTTAGGCATCTTCATTTTATCACAAGCCTCTTTCGCTGCCAATAGATCGGCAAATGTCAAACGCTTGCGTGTGCCGTCAGTTGTCGCCTCACCCGTTGTAAGCAATACAGGGGTGTTGGCAGTGTGTGCACTCGGGGCAATGGCGTGGATTGCTTTCTCGTGGATTTTCTCACGCAACGCCTCACGGTGTCTCTCCTGAACACTTGCCATCTTATCATAACTGCAAGCGTGAAGCTCGTCATCGGTTACAGGGGTTGCGGTTGTATCGTAGTAATCCAATGAAATAGGCTTATCCGCATCCTCTAATGCCTCAATATTCAGCGGATAGGTCTTGTTATTCACAAGGACAGTAGGATCACCGCCCAACTCGGTAAAGTGGATAACATCATTGCTTACATACTGGTCATAACTCTTAATGCGGTCATACCAGCCAAGACTTTCGGATGCTGTACGGAACGCCTTAATCATCTCGCCTGTCCATATCTCCGTAAAGACACCGGCAGGGAGAACACCGGCAGGGATAAAGTTTCCTGCGAGAAGTGAGATGACATTTCCCGCAATAGCACCGGTTGCGGGGGCTACACCTACAACAGTTGCGATGGTTGCACCGGCTGCACTATTGAAAGCAACGGCACAAATCAGGCTTAAACAAGCCAATAAAATACGTTTCATTCCTGTTAAATAATTGTTTAAGGTTAGACTTCTACACCATACTCGGCCTTATACAGGCGTGCGTACTCTGTGGGATTGCTCTCTTTGAGGGAGGGGATTTCACTTGCCGGGACATCGGAAAGCTTTGCATAAGTCTTGTGCTCACCACCTGCGGGCTGGTCCGTTGTCTGATGGATTACCTCTGTGGGCTTACGCTGTGGCTGCATCAGCTCCAATGTGGTACGCAAAGCCTCAATGCCTGAGGACTTGCCAAGATTTACGAAATGCTCCTTTTTATCCGCTGTGATACGCTTGTCGGCGACCGCACCATCAACAAGGGCGTTAATGCTGGCGAGCTGGAGGCTTTCGGCCTTGTCCGCCTTTTCTTTCAGCAAACGCAATGCGTTTACTGCTTCCTGCTCGCTGGCTGTCTCTGACAAACCGAGCAGTTGCAAAATCTCTTTGTTCATACTGTTGTTATTATTTTGATTATTAAATGACGCTTCGGGGGCAGTTCCCTCTGCGTGTTCTTTATTAAGCAACAGGGGCAAATGGTCGCAATTCTCACCTGAGGCAAGCGTCATCAGTTTGCCATCTGTCCCATATAATTGCAAAGCTTCGTCATTGCCGCCAATATCCACAATGCTGACCTCTTCCAGCTTGCAGCGTGTTATGGTTGCCCTTGTTTGTCCTTGCAAAAGGTGTTCAGGGGCATCGCTTGTTTCCACTATCTCAATACCGGCTGACGCCATACGCAAAAAACCATTTTCCCACTTGCTTGCTATCTGCTTTGCAAACTCATCATTTTCGTCGAATACTGGGGTGCCGATTAGACGGTCGCCGTCAATACGCAAGTTCTCCATTCGCCCGATAGGCATATCCTTGCCATTGTAACTACGGCGGTGCATCCACAGTAGCACGGGATTTTTCTGATACTGTGTCAGGTCTATGCCTGACGTAAGCACACGGCTGCCGTAACAATTCAAACCGCTTGTGCTTATGATTACTTCTTTTGCCATTTATTAAACTTTAATTTCAATGGCCCTACGACCTCGTCAGGCTTTCGGGCCCCACCATTGGTTTTGTAGCGGGAGACGGACTCGAACCGCCGACCTTGAGGGAATGAACCTCACGAGCTACCAACTGCTCTATCCCGCGATATTCTGAGGCAAATTTCTGCCTTTTGAAAGACCTGTCAAAAAAGAGTGTAAAACTTTGACACTCTTTTTTATAATACGCGAGAATTACAAGAAATTTGCACTGTTTTCAAGCCCCAAATGGGCAGTTTCAATAACTTTTAATTATGAATGAAAAAGACAAAAAAAGAGCTCGAAGAGAAAAAAGAGTATGCCCGTTTGCTTTTTATGCAGGGTGAACAGCAGAAAATTATTGCTGACAAAACAGGAGTGTCTGCACAGACAATAACCAAGTGGGTAAACGACGGAGGCTGGCAGGAACAGCGTGCAGCTTCCAACATCACACGTCCGGAACTGGTAAACAAACTACTGCTTACCATCAACAAGTTGATTGAGCAGGTAAACGAAAGTGAAGATCCGGAAGCAATAAACGGACTGGGCGACAAATTGGCAAAACTATCCACCACTATTGAACGCCTTGACAAAAAGGCAAGCATCGTGGATGTGGTAGAGGTTTTTATGGCTTTCAGCAAGTGGTTGCAATTCCGTATGTCGTTTGACGATGATGTTACCCCTGAGCTGTTGCGTACAATCAACAAGTACCACGATTTGTATATCACCGAACTGCTCCAAAGCAAGTTTAATTAAATAACCTATGGCAACAAAAGCACAATTACTTGAAGCCATTGAACAATGGAAAAAGCACTGTGAAACGGTGCAGAACTCGACCACCATAAATGTAGCAGAGAGTGAAAAGGATAAACTTGCCCGTATCAAAAAAGTACGTGGCGATTATGCTGCCTTTGTGGCTTATTACTTCCCACACTATACCGTAAACCCCGAAACAGGGAAGACAACGCCCTGTGCCGATTTCCATATCAAGGCAGCTAATAAAGTAAAAAAAGAGCACAACTTAAAAGCTGTGTTCAAATGGCATCGAGGAGCAGCAAAATCTACACACCTCGATATTTTCATACCCCTATGGCTGAAATGCCAAGAGGTCAAGCAGCTTAATGTTATGGTATTGGTAGGCAAAAGTGAGGACAACGCAAACACCCTGCTTGCCGATATTCAGGCAGAGTTACAATTCAACCAGCGTTATATTCACGACTTCGGGCAACAATACAATAATGGGTCGTGGGAAGGTGGCGAGTTTGTTACAAAAGACGGCACAGCATTTTTTGCACGCGGTAGAGGGCAGTCGCCTCGTGGTCTCCGTTATCGCAGCCACCGCCCTGACTACATTGTCATTGATGACCTTGACGATGACGAGCTTTGCGAAAGCCCAGCACGCGTAACACGCCTTACCAACTGGGTAAAAGAGGCACTGTTCGGTGCGCTTGACGGTGGTCGTGGCCGCTTTATTATGGTGGGCAACCTCATTGCCAAAAACAGCGTATTGGCCAATATTGCTGCCACTGACGGCGTACACGTTTCACAGGTCAATATCTGGGACAAGAACGGTAATGTGTCGTGGGCTGCCAAATGGACCCCTGACGAGGTAAAAGCCATTGAACGCTTCCAGGGTTACAGGTCATTCCAAAAAGAGTATATGAACAACCCCATAACAGAGGGTGCTGTGTTCCGCCAAGATTGGATAAAATGGGGCAAGCTGCCAGACCTTAAAAAGTTTGAGGAACTTGTCCTGTATATAGACCCATCTTTCAAAGGAACAACAAAGAACGACTACAAAGCCGCAAAACTTTGGGGCAAAGTTGGCTCACAACTATGGCACATCAAAGCGTTCGTGCGTCAGTGCAGCGTTGCCGAAATGGTACGCTGGCTTTATGACCTCTACGAATGGTCATTAGAAAAGGGTATTGCCATTAAATGGTATATGGAGGCGAACTTTATGCAGGACACTATCCTTGACGAGTTCCGCCGTGAGGGAGATTTGAGAGGGTACCAGCTCCCCATCAGCGGCGACAAGCGTAAAAAGCCAGACAAGTTCCAGCGTGTGGAAGCAATAAGCCCATTGTGGGAACGCGGTTTTGTAACATACAACGAAGACGAAAAGAACGACCCCGATATGCTGGCAGGTATCGACCAGACACTCGCATTTGAAAAGGGTATGCGAGGGCACGATGACGCACCCGACGCCGACGAGGGTGCAATATGGTATTTGCAGAAGCATACGAGAGTTAATAGTTTCACCCCGTCATTCGGCAGACGGAATAATGCAAAAAATATATTATGGTAAAGAAGTATTTCAAAGCCCTGCTATTTGATTGGCGTAAAAAGCGTGCTATCAAAAAGGCAAAAAGTGATGCCGCACTGTACGGTAAAAAGTTTCTTGTTTTAGTCTTCAACGGCAAGCCTGTGGTTGTTTCAATGCAGGGCATTAAACAGTTGATAAGACAGCACCGCTTTTCAAAGGACTTCACACCCGAAACAGCGTGCAAGTGCGCCATTTATATTGCATACCCTAAACGATAAGCCGAATGTTTCTGACAGTCGAAGATTACCGCAGTGTATGCACCGAGTTTGAAATGGAGCAGTTGTCGGCTCTTACCGATGACCGCCTTACAGCGGAACGTGCAGCAATGGAGCAGATAAGCAGCTACACACGCCACCGCTACGATATGGAAAGGGCTTTTGCTGCTGAGGGCGAAGACCGCAACGCTATGCTGGTACAATGTGCCGTTAATATAACGCTGTGGCTTATGATACACCGTTTGCCTCAATCTATGGGGCACGAAAGGCGTGAATGCCTATACAATGACAGTATCAAATGGCTGCGTGATGTGCAATCCTCCAAAGCATCACCGGACTTGCCCACCTATGTAAGTTGCGACGGGAACACTGACGCAAACAACCCTGTACGCTTTGGCTCAATGCCACCAAACAAATACGATTATTAAACGGTATTTAATCAGCAATTAAAATGGATTTAATCAACAATATTCGACAGCTCTTTACCGGCAAACCGGGCACAAGTGCTGAAATGGCAAGGCTGGCACAATTTGCAAAAAGCCGTCAAGGTATAAAACTGACTGCTCAACTTATACAGCAGACAGACAGCCTTACAAAAAAGGACATTGCAACCTGGCGTCAAGCCTGGCAGATGGCTATCGGCATAGACAACCCTAAAAGGGGCGTATTATACGACATTTACACCGACTGCCTTGTGGACTTGCACCTAACCGGTTGTATCGGTCAGCGTAAGGGAAAAACCTTGCAAAAGGAGTTCCGCCTGATAGGCAAAGACGGCAAAGAGAACGAACAGGCAACAGCCTTGCTTAAAAAAGAGTGGTTTTTTGATTTTATGGATCTTGCTCTTGACAGCCGTTTCTGGGGGCACAGTCTCATTCAGTTGGGCGACATCGTAACCGATGCCGACGGCTTGCGTTTTAACGGTGTGGAGCTGGTGCCTCGCAAACACGTATGCCCTGAATTTGGTGTAATACTGCGCGAAGCTTCAGACGACCCCAAAGACGGTATCAGCTATAAAGAGGGGGATTTTGCAAACTGGTGCATTGAGGTTGGCAAGCCTCGTGATCTCGGTCTGCTCTTAAAGTGTGCACCTGCCTGCATAAGCAAAAAGAATATGCTGGCATTCTGGGATATGTTCGGAGAGATATTCGGAGCTCCTATGCGTGTGGCACGCACCAACACCCAAGACGCAAAGGAGCGCAGCCGTATCGAGCAGTCACTTGAAAATATGGGTGCAGCGTTTTGGGCATTGTTCCCTGAGGGCACAGAAATTGAGATTAAAGAGAGTAGCCGGGGCGACGCTTACAATGTCTATGACAAGCGTGTAGATAGGTGTAACAGCGAGCTGTCAAAGGGTACGCTTATGCAGACTATGACCATCGACAGCGGGTCCTCATTGTCGCAGTCTGAAACCCACCTTGAAATTTTCGAGGATGTTATTGCTGCCGATGCACGACTAATTGCCTGCATCGTAAATGACAAGCTGCTGCCTCTTATGGCTATGCACGGTTTCCCTGTCAAAGGACTTTCCTTTGAGTGGGACAATGCTGCCACATTCAGCCCTGCCGAACAGCGAGAACTGGAACGCGTTCTATTGGAATACTACGAGATTGACCCGCAGTATTTCATTGACAAATACAATGTACAAATCACAGGGGTACGAAAAGCAAAAACACAGCCTGACGCTTTTTTCGGATAAGCCCCACCGCAGGCGTGGGGCTACGCCAACAAAGCGCGTGCGAACGAGTGAATGAAAGTTCACTTGCATTTTCAACGAGTGATGCAGGGTTTCGACGCAGTCAATACGGGGCATTTAATACCGCCCTGCGGTCGCTATACAGTGATGACATCTTGCAGTTAGCCGACAAGAAAAAACCTTTTGAGTTTGACGACTCCCTCTTTGAAGCTGCTGCGTCATTGGTGTACGAGAATGGAGGCTTTGACATTTCACAACTCGAAGACCCTGCCGCAAGGGCTGTTATAAACGAAACGCTGCGTGTTCTTTCAACTGCCATCGACAGTGGACTGCCGCACGAAGTCCCTGCAACTGTGCGCTATGCACTCGAAAATAATGCGTTTATATTCTCAGGTTTCAAGACATTTCACTCAATGCGTGAAATAGGGTTGTCTATGGTTACGGACAAAGGCGAAATAAAGCCATTTAACGACTTTATGACCGATGTCAAGAAGATAAACCAAATGTATAACCATAACTACCTGTATGCAGAATATAACCACGCTGTCGGCACCTCACTAATGGCTGCCAAATGGCACGATTTTGAGCAAGACGGGGACCGTTACGATTTGCAGTACCGAACGGCCAACGATGGCAAGGTGCGAGAGGAACACGCATTGCTACACGAAACAACACTGCCGGCTTTCGATCCGTTCTGGGATAAGTATTTCCCACCTAACGGCTGGAACTGCCGTTGTACTGTCGTACAGGTACGCAAAGGCAAATATCCGACATCTGACCCTGCTATGGCAATGCTCAGAGGCGACAACTGCACCGACGGAGTAAAGCAGAGAATGTTCCGCTATAATCCGGGCAAAACGATGGAGCTGTTCCCACCAAAGCACCCATATAGAAAAGCACCGAAAGCTGCAAAGGCTGTTATTGAAAAGGTTTCTGCTGAGGAAATGAGAGCTAAACGCATTCAGGATATAATAGCAGAACTTCCCGATACTTTGACACAAAGCGAAAAACAGGCTATTGCAGAGAACTGTCTTAAAATAGAACAGGCTCTCGGCATTATTAAGGGGAAACCTATGTCTGTTGAGGAAGCGGATAAACAAAATGCAAATCCGAACTATGGGAAAAGCAAAGGTTATGGCATAAATTGCCAAACCTGTACCCCCGCCTATGTTTTGCGTTCTCGTGGTTTTAACATCACTGCCAAAGAAAACAAATCAGGCTCTAAGCTTGATTATTTGAGCAGAGGATATAATGCTTGGGAAATATGGAAAAATCCAGATGGCACAAAAGCAACCCACACAAGTATCAACGACTGGCTTGCTCGTAAAAAATACAAACAAATGACACAAAAGAGGTGGTTGGAATTTTTTAATGAGACCTGCAAAGAGCCGGGCATATATGGACTAAGTATTGGTTGGAAAGGTGGAGGTGGTCACATGACCGTTCTACAACGCTTTGAAGACGGAGAATTACGATATATTGAGCCACAGCACGACAACTCAATAGGTTCCGGTAGAGAAAATAGAGACATCAATTATCTTGCCAGAATGGGTGCTTCTTCGCAACACGGTTGTCGCGGTATAATGAGAATTGATGATAAATTATTCGACACTCAATTCATTGAGATTTTCGACAAGTAAATTTACTATATCAAGGGCTTCAAAGCCTGTAATTTCAGTAACCTTGTCGTCTTTATGAATGTAAACAAACGGGAAACCGGTAGAACTATCATCAGGGAAATGGTACATATAAGCATCCGCCCCCTCGTACTTGCCAAGGAAGTCAACTTTACCACCATAAGCCTTAATTAGTTCTTTGGCGGCGTCTTTGACTATTTGCGGAGTTTGCTTCATACGCCACAAAATTACAAAAATTATTTTGAATACAAGCACTTAACCCTAAAAAACAACAAAATGGCTGATATTTTAGACGGCGAACAGCTCAAACGCAACATTCTTTCAGATATGCGTGTGGAACTGACCGAGGAGTTCGACAAGAACTTTGAACGCAAAGCATTCTTTACCGACAAATGGAAAAAGCGAGCTAACCCCAACGCAAAAGGTACTTTGCTGATGGTTACAGGCACAATGAGGCGGTCCATCAAAAGCGAGGTGCGGGGTAATGGTGTCCGTTTTTCCTCTGCTGTTCCTTATGCTTCAATACACAATGAGGGTGGAACAGGAACAAAGCCGGTCAAAGCTCATATCCGTAGAGGCAAAAAGGGCAAAACGCATCAAGTAAAAGCCCATATGCGTAGATTTAAGATGCCACAGCGTCAATTTATCGGCGACGGCAAACGAACACAGGAGATTATAAAAGGGGTTATTTCCGACAACCTCAAAGATTTTAATGTTCAACTAACAAGAGTATTGAAAAAATGAGACTACAAATTTACAAGGCTATCTGTGGCAGGCTCACTGCACAGGTACCAGATATTAAGCACATCGACCTTTGGAATAACAACATTGCCGTTCTTTCAGGGGGTGCAGTGTGGCCACGCCCTGCGGTGTTCGTAGAATTTGAAACGATTGAGTGGAGGCAGCAGCAGAACAGGGCACGAATGGCAGATATTGCCGTGCGACTCCACATTGTTACCGATGCTGTTTCCTACAATGGCAGCACTGACCCGAAACAGGACACTGCACTGGCGTTCCTGGACCTGCTTAACAAAGTAAATGCAGCAATGCAAGGACTACGCGGGGAGAACTTTGCCGGGTTTATGCTTACCACCTCCGCCACCAATCACGACCACGCAGAACTGATTGAAAGCGTAGAACGCTATATAACTCGCGCACAAGACACCAGCGCAATGCTTGACACTCTGCAAAGCATTGAAATCGCCAACATCGGTTTTAGATAAAACGAAGACCCTGCAACTATTTAGCCGCAGGGTCTTCGTCAAAGTTAAAGAGGTCTAATTGCCTCGTGTCAGTTTTTGGGCTGGTCTGTGTTGTCGGAATACCTAAATAATTCAGATAAGTTCGATAACAACAACCATACATCGGGAAAACATAGTGTCGCCACACTTGTTTGTAGCACCGACTGTTATTTCCAGCCTCATAATGTTCTTCTGTAATCGCTTTTATAGCTTTTACACGCGCTAATGTGCTTTTGTGGTGTTTATGTTTCTCCATCTGCCAAAAATATTGTAACTTTGCACTGTCCTTTTACATCAAGGCATTGCGCTGGTTACGGTTTGTTTTGGCAGACGGAGCCGGCGCGGCTTTTTTTACTCTCGTTTGAACGGTGCCAGGTCAGTAGTTACTGTTACTGTCTTACGCAACATCCCTGACCCCTCGCACAGCGGGCAAATCTCCTCCGTTGGCTCGTCTTGCTTCCAAAGGTCGCCCTCCGGCCACACCAGGATTTTACCCTCACCGCCACACTTCCCACATACCTCCACAGTGCGAATATACCTGTGGAATATCTTCTGTTCTTTTCGCTTTTCCATTAAACCATCTCCTCTTTTTTAGGCTCAACGAAAAATGTCTCATCCTGGACTACCTGAATGCCGCAACGGCTCATATTGTCGCACATACCCTCGACATCACGATCGGCGAGCAACTTGTCTTTGGTAATCTCTTCGGTTGTTCTGATGTACGAGGGAAGAAACTCACGCACCAACTGCAATGCACTTGCCCAAGTAAAGCCTTTCAAGGTCTTCAACTTCGGTGTTCCTGTACGGAAACCGATTGTACCGTGTACCATATCAAGGCTCTTTTTCTTTGTGAACAGGTCGCCTTTGTTCTCGCTGGCGTAAGCCTGCAAGGTGTCAAACGCTGCTGCCTTTTGCCCCTCTAACTCTGCAATCTTATCCGCATACTTCTCACGGATTTTCACACATTGCAGTTCAATGTCAGCAGCAATCTTTGCCGCCTGTGCGTCAGCCATTGCATAGGTTGCCAATGCCTCGTCGGCCGCTTCTCGTGTTACGCCACTGATAATCGTCTTCTTTTCTCTCTTTGCCATTGTTGTAAAGTTTGTGTTAAACGCTGTTTAACGGGTTATTAAATACTGTTTAATCTTCTATTTCGGGGCTCTCAGCATATTCTGCCATATCCGCCTGTGAGGTTGCCCATTCTGCGAGTTCACGCATAAACGAGATATATTCCTCTGTCTCCATTTCACAGGTGTTTTCTCTCACGCTGTGCTGGATATTGTTCATTGCGATTTTACTCATATTTGAATGCCGTTGCTATTTCTTTTTCCGCATCTTCCACAGCACCAAGTGAAAGATAAGATACTGTTTTGAGCATACTGCCTAATGTGTACACTGCACATACAACAAGGTTAAGGGGTGCGAACACCAACATAAACAAGACTTTTGCAATTTTCTTTTTCATACGCATAAACTGATTAAAGTTAAAACTATCACCTGTATTGCCTGACCTATCAAGCCTCCCAACACGGAAGCTGCAATATCCAGCCAATCCCATTTACCACCGTACTGATGATCCTTGAACTCCATACCCATAGCCACGCCAAGGGCAAACAAGAATGTGCCTACAAAGCCGCACAAAATAGCATACTTAAAATGCTTCTGCCTGTTGCTTTCGGTTATCCAACTCATAGCTGCTGTTATTAAAATGTTAAACATATATACCGTTACGCATCATAGCGTTTTGTCGTATCACTCATAAAGCTTTGCAACATCATAGAGGCAAGCACATCATTTACACCCTGTTTGTCCTTAACCTTGTTGTTGAATGTCGCAATAAGGTTGCGTAATCTCTCGCGGGGTATCTTGTTAAATTCCTCATACCCTGTTGCCCTGCAAGCAATGCCTTTGATGACGCTTGCATTACTCTCTTTACCTACACTGTGCAGATAACTGCCGATGGCTGCCATCACTCGCTTACGCAATTTGTCAAGGTCGCCTGTGCCGTTCTTTTTGTTCACCTGGTCTGAAAGGTTAGCACACACATTTATCAAGTCGTGCGTGTCCATATCTCGACTGCTCTCTACACCATAACTTTCCACGATGGCACGCTTCTCGTCCTCCGACAAGCCCAGCACACTGCAAAGAGTGTGGAACTTCTTTAATATGCCTTTGTGGATGCTGTCCATTGTTTTGTTTTCTGCCATACTCTTACATTTTATCTACCCAATAATCTTGTGCGCCCTGTTCCCAAATGACGAAGTCCGCACCTCCCTCGCCAAGTTCCGGCATTTCGTAGCGAGTGGTAACAAATGCCTTATAGCCCTCGACCCTGATTTTTATCTCACTGTCGTACCTAATCTTTTGTGCCATTTTACCATCAGGCAAACCGCCTTTTTCGTGGCTGACAAACACAAATAATTTTTCGGGGAACTCGTCTTTAAGATTGGTAAAATCACTCCACTTAAAGCCGTGCCAATACTGAATACTGTCTATTACCACCACATCAGGACTTTGCTTTTTCTGCAAACGGATACGCAAGTCTTTCAGGCTCTCTTTATTCAGTAGAATAATCCTATTGCCGACCTCCTGCATATTGACGCGTTCCCAAGTCTTTTGCAAAGACAGCGACAAACCTTGTTCAAGGCTGTTGTAAGCGACGCGACGGAAGCGGGTAAGGTATTTGCACACCTGCATCACGAAAGTTGTTTTACCGCAGCCACTGCCGCCGTATATCAACCACGCACCGCGCAGTTCAGGTTTGCCGAAGCTGGCGAGAAATTCCCCGTCAAACTCGGCAACCTCAAACTTTGCGGTTAGTACATTCTTATTGCTTATCGCGCGTGCCATAATATCAATTACTCGATTATTATTCTCTCAACTTTATACCTCAGAAAACCTCGTATGATATGTGGGTACCGGTGTATTGGGCAAGGCCACCCAACTTTTACCATAAACAAGGGGACATATGCACCAACCCATAATGCGGGTAGGGCTGGTCCTGCGTCTTCTACAAGTCCCCCATCATTCACTCGCAACCATAACAGGTCCTGTCCCTTATCCTCCAATATAATTTTAGTCATTGCATTTATCTGTTATTAAGCTAATAGTTAAAACCGCATTGCCGTTTACTGTCTCAATGGTTATACTGTTTTCTCGGCAGTGAATATTATGCGTTACACATAGTTGCTGCATTGCATTGCGTCGGCGGTATGTGAACTCCTCTAAGTAGTCAAGGACGCAGCCCATTATTGCGTATCTCTCTATGTCGGGGTAATTCTTTGTCCTATCAAAAGGAAATGTTGCCAACAGCATTAAAGCCCAATCAGGTTGCTTGCAATGCTTTTCAATAACAAACCTTACCATTATTGCTTGCCTCCTTTCTGCATTGCCCACACTGCACGCTTCACGCGTCGCAAGTCGCAATCTGAGTCGTCAATAATTCGGTTAATATCCTTAGCGTCTGTTACGCCATTGGCTACACACACCGCAGCCACATCCTCGCTGTTGATGACCTGCAACACCACGAACTTGCGCCCCATACGGCTGTATATCTCCTCATAACCCTTGCGTTTGGTACGCAAGCCCTTTTTGATACGCTTTTCAAGGTAGTTGGTAGCACAAAGGATAATGCCGCAATGGTCCTCCAACTGGTTGTAAAGACTGATAAAGAAATAGAATACCTGGTCTGTCAATTTATCGGCTTCGTCAAGCACGATAAGAGGGCTTTCCTTGCGTTTCAGATTGTCGATAATGTCGTCCATCATATCGCTTACGGTTGAGCCGGTATAATCCACGCCCATACACTGCAAGAGCTTGCCCATAAATGTGCGCCTGTTCCAATACTCGGAACAGCACAAGTGATAAACATTCTTGTTGGCTGCTGTGTAGTTCTTGATGGCTTCTGTCTTGCCACAACCGGCATCACCTGTTACCGCCATCACAAGACTGTCAGTCTTTGCATTGTTCAGCAGGAACGCCATACGCTTGTAAGCTCGTGTTTCTGCTATCTGCCAGCCTCTTGTTTCGTGTCCTATCTGCGAGGCTATTGTACGCCACATCTCGTCGCTGATGGTGTCCCAATCACCTGCTAATACTTTGCTCACTGTGGCAGAGCTCACGCCATTCAAACTATTGGCTGCCTTATTCTGGCTGCCCTTTTGTACGCAGTAGTCTTTAAGACGTGCTGCAATCTGTGTTCTTTCGTCCTTTTGCATCGTTGTATCTTTTTAGAAAATTGAATAATCATCTATATCTGTTGCTGCTGCTCCCTGCGGTATTACAGGAACTTCCACCGTCTTAACCTCTATGGCTTCAACCTCTGCCGCTTTAAGTCGTCTCTGTGCTTTCGGCAACTTATGCTGTCCGTTGCTGTCGCAGAGTAGATGACGGTGTAGAATTTCCTCCTCCAACGTCCTTATTGCCTCTGAGCCTGCATCGTAGTGTAAAGCAAACTGCGTCACCACGTGCCCCTCTAATTGTTGGTTGAAATCCTGAACGCGTTGCAACTGCTCTGCATCACCCTCTTTACGGTCTGCCAAAGCCATAGGCTGCACATACTTTTCAGTCAGCATAAAGCGAAGACTGCCGTCCTCATTCACTGCAAGCACCTCGCTAAGGTTGTCCGGATCATACTTGACTGTCCAGCGTGTGCCTGCGTGCTCTCTGAAACGAATGTCAAAGCAATCATAATCACGCTTAACGCCCAACAGTGTAGGTCTCAAACCGCAGCCCTCAATGGCGTTCTTAAAGCCTGTTTCGGCACCGAAGTTCAGCAGGAACTGTTCTCGGCTCAATGGCAAACGGCGTTCTGCCGGCAAGAACTCCATCATCACACGGAACTGCTCAACTTTGCTACGGCGTTCCTGCATAATAATGCGTGTTATCTGCTCACGAACACCTGCCTCGTTCGGGAATGAGTGACGTAACTTGTTAAGAGCCTCAGAATTTGGCTGACGCTTCGGATCTGTCGTTACACCGTAACCACTCCAATTGTTGTACAGCTTGCAATACCTATCATTTAATTCCCTGAAATAAGGCTCTACCGGCTTTGTCTTTGCGTTCTTTACTCGTGCCGGGGTTAGTTTATCACCCATCACATTGTAAAGCGGTGTCATTGCCTTAATGGCATAATGGTCGCACTGTATTTGGTTGGCACGAAGCATAACACCGAACAGTTCCTCGCTGTGCTTTGCAGCATCACGCAAGGCTGCTGTTATCAATTCGGGAGTTTCGTGCGTTCCTATGGCAAAGCCTATCGGGTAATTGATACAAGGGTCAAGCACTACCTCCACCACCAAACGGTTGTGATAAGTTGTTACACTGCGCCCTTTGCTGTCTGTCTTTGTGTCTTGATATAAGAGCTCCACAGTCCAACCATCAAGAGACCACATCAAGAATGGAGCTGTCGGGCGACTGCGTTTCACCTGCATACTCTTGTGGTTTCTGAAATTCGACACGCCAAGTCTGCCGGCAGCCGTTATAAGGTCCGTCTTCTCACGCCACACACCAACAGCCGATGCAGTTATTGGTTCCCAACCCTTTTGCTGAGCCACCGAATTGTACATCTCTGCTATTTTAGCATTATCAATATTGTTGTGGTGTCCCAAAAGCATAACAAGCAAACCCTCTTTTTCGTCGCTATCCACCTTTGCACTGTTCTTATTCAGGAACTTCTTACTGATAAAGCACTCATAACCCACGTGCAGGTACTCATTAAACTTGCGTTGTAGGCGTCTTTCGCTTTCGGGCAAGGAGTGAGGGAAACGGTCAGCAAGACGCGGAAGAGCTGCGGCTGCCTTTTTCCAAAATTCACTCTTGTTAAGCTTCGGTTTCGACTGACGCAAGCGATGACTGTTGGCAGTCTCTATCACACGGCGAAAGGCATTCATTATAGCACAGTTATTGGCATACATTGCTTGCACTTCCGGTTTCAAGTTCCTGCCATCGGCAAGCTTGTAGGTCTCGTAAAACTGTATTGCCTCGCCATCGGGTATAATCGTATCCATAAATGGCTTGCTTTCGGCTTGTTCTTTTAGGTCTGGGTAACGGCGATAAACCTCTGTGCGGTATTTCAAGGGCAGGCTATCAACAGCAAACAACGCAGGAGTGCCATAACAGCCACGTCGCATTTGACGGACCTTGTCACGCCTTACCATAGCAGCAAGGTTTGAAGCCGTCATAATACTGCCGACAAGCTCGTTATGGCTTATGCACAATGTGTTTGCGTAATATTCCATATCTCTCTCCTTATCTCAAAGACAACCCGTAGGCTTGAACATCTTTAATATCCGACCACAATAAATTATCATAATGGCGCACACATCTGCCCTTGTGATATACATCACCGCTGCCATCGTTCTTGTCGAACTCCAACAGCACGCCATTGGGTAGGTACTGACGCATAACATTGTCGTGGTCGTGGAAAGTCTCCATCCACTCACCCAGACACATCAGGATACCGCCTTTTTCGTATGCGAGCTTACGCACACGCTTTGCAAGGTCGTTATCCTTGACAAAGTTCAGGGCGTTATAAACTGTGCGAGGCTCAATGCCAAATGCCTTGCTTAAAAACTCGCGTGTTTCTTTTGTTACGTGAATGTACTGTCTCATATCCTTTTACATTAAAATATTTCAAAATCTATCTGCCCCAATAGGATATCATCCCACCCCATACGCTTGATAAATTCGGGGGTTGCCATAAATTCTATGGTCCTACCGTCAAAATTGAATGGTTTCATCATCGCAATTAAGTACGCCGATAGGCGACCCAAGCACTTTTTTGTTTTGTACGTCTTCATTGTCCTTTTACGTTTTACTTTGTTCAACATTCGTTTTTCTCGGCTATTTTTTGTAATTTTGGCAGCCGTACCAAATGGAATACGGTGCAAAGATACAGATTTTCTGTAATAAACAAAAATATTTTTCAGAATTTATGGATTTAACGCAAAAGATTTTGACCAAAGAGGAGATAAACAGTCGTTTCCTTGATGCCGTACAGGCACTGCTAACTAATGGAATAGTAAGCAGTAAAACCACTTTGGCAGAGGCCTTTGGAGTAAAACCGGCAAAATTTTCAGAAATATTGAATGGTAGGATGAAAGCTGGTGCTGATATGCTTGCCATAATATGCGATTACTACTTTGTATCGCCCGACTGGTTGCTTATGAGTAGGGGAGATAATATTTTCAGAAATTCTGAAACTCTACCACCGGTTATTATATACGAGGGTGGAGGGTGCACACCTGCATACCTAAAAGAAACACACGAAAACGATACCAACGCCAATATTCAACAAAAAATAACAGAGCCATTCATTGCTCTTATTGGAGAAAAGGACAAGATTATTATGCAGCAAGCAGAAGAAATTGGCAGACTAAAAGAACGGATCGCACAACTTGAAAGGGAAAAGGGAAAAGATGTCTCGGATGCCCGGACTTCTGGCGTTGCAAATGCAGGATAA